ATACAGTTCCAGAGAATGTAATATTTACTGTATCGTCGGCTAGTGATTACAGTCTATTACACTTTAGGGTTCCAGAAGATTCTTTTATGCAACTTGACCCACTGAATTCTATTGATAGAGATATTGAGTATGTGTTTATTGATGTTGCGTCACTCGTTGCAACAAACCAAGTTGGCGGTCCACGCAAACAGATTTGTTCAGTAACGTCAGATTCGGCAGAATATGCGATCATTTTTTACTTGGAGGTTGACAGTCCCAATAACGTTAAAGTTACCGGAGTTATTCAATATCAAGATAATACCGAGCGAGAAGTTTACTCTGATACCATTCCACAATCAGACTTTTCTTTGGTATTTAATATGTCAGAATTAAGGTATTACGACGACTATGAGGTATCGGTCTTATGTAATGGCGATCCGGTGTTCACTTTTAACAGTGAGTCAAATCTAAGATCAATAAGTTGCTGCACTGAAAAAAATGCAAGGGCTAACGGCGTTCTTACTCTCGATGAATCACTGCCAGCCATTAGTATTGAGGGGCACTACGATGCGTTTGGTAATGATACACGCAATCTACTACAAAAGTCAACATATTCAGTTTATCCAAACGTTGCCATAATTGATGGAAGTGATCGCGTATTTTTGGATATCGCTGCTAATGGATGTTGGAAGGCTTCGATTCCATTGGCTAATCTGGCTTGGAAGGGGGATGGCGACAACGATATAAATTTCATTGTTTATTCTGACTCTAATAGGGCTCCACAATTAATAAGTGGGGTCAGGTCTGATAGGCAGACGTATGCAGAGGTAGCAACATATGTTGATACGAGGTCGCAATTCTGGGCGAATAAAAATAAATACTCTGCTGCACAAACACTTTTTGGTTCTTTGACATATGATGAAGTTGGGGTTGAAACTACATTTACTATTCCAACGCTTGGAAGGTTCTCAAACCCAGGAATCTCCACTTTTGTAACGCTAGACTCTAGAACAAGATTTCCGTATAAAGTATATGAAACTTTGAAAACCGTAAAGGCATCGCCATCAATGTTTATTGATTTTAAGACTGCTCCTGAGTCGATCATTGATCATAAGTGGGAAATATTTAATGACTTTTCAATCAGGGTTGGACAGATAGATGTAGACAAATATCAACTCGGATATGGAGTTCATATGTCTAGCCCATCATTGATCTTACAGCGTCCAGTCATGCGTAATGCAAGATTCTTTGGTATCGGAACTGGAACTGATGCAGCAAACTCAGTATCAGTTGGGCGGGGTAGCGTGATAGCCGTTGGAAATGATGGCAGTATAGGTGTTAACGGAAAATTCTCAATGCATGTACCTACAGAAGTGTTGCCGTCTATTCAGCAAAAAAAGAATCACGGTTTTTATTCCCACGGATATTCAGAAACTGATGCATATGGACATTTGAATTATTTTCTATCATACGATGATCCGGTAGGTGCGGTAACGTTTTATGGTATGTGGAGGAATGAAGCATTTGTTTCAGATGGTAATGTGTCTCCTGAATTGAACGAGGGTATAGGAGTGATTGCGTATGTTTCAAATACTGGTGTTTCTGTTTCTAGCAGACTAGATGTTATTACTCAAATATCTCCATTAATGAATACTGCTATAGTTCAGGCTGAAAACCCAGAAATGAGTGTCTATGTTGACGGAGACGCAAACGGCATAATATATGCCAATAGATGGCACCTTATCCATATTGAGTTGCCAGAGATAAACTCTTTTTTGAGGTTCGTACAAACAAATCCAAACATAATAGTTAACTATGTATGTTCTCATTACAGGAGAGTAGATCCAAAGATTCTATATCAGTCGCGCACTGGGACTCCAAGCATTTACATGTCTGAGCAACAAGAATTGGTTTTACCAGACGCAAGGGGTAGATTTATCGTCAGATCGTTTGACGTTGACGTAAATCCATATTCGTTTGACCTGTGATATAATGTCCATATGCGAAAAAACGTGTCAGTAGTACCAAATAACTCGCCATATGGAATTTATGTATGGATGATGGACAACGGAAAGCCATTTTCCGATGATGATGGTAATGTGTTGAACGTTCCGGGCAGGAATTTTGATATTCAATTGATGTCTGATATCACAAAGGCTGCTACATATTATGGCGCTCCTAGCGGAAAGCCACAGTTTGTTCCGGGGGTACAGCGAGTTAGTGAAATGAGACATTCAGAAGAGGTTGGTAGAATGGCAGAGGGATACATTCCATCAGAGACAGACATCGGCGCTTGGGCGGACGCTGAGGCCGCAATGAGACAGGCCGCTGAGCGAGGATGGGATTATGACGAACAGTAACATTTCGGTTACTGAGCGTGATGGTGTAACTGAAACAGTTATTGAAATTTCGGCGGCACCAAAGCCACCAAAAGTGGTATTCGCTGATCCGTTAGAAGTAGATGCAGAGCATATACTCAAATACAAGGGTCTAAGCCAGTATACAAGGCGCAAACTTAGCAAGGCTCGCTCCGCTGATACAACCTCCGCAGAACAAATGTATGCTAATTCATCTGGATATGGATTGCTAAATGTTGCAACGCCGCCATATAATCTGGAAGAACTTGGATCGTTTTTCGACACGTCACCTACTAACCATGCAGCAATTGTTGCAAAGGTTAGTAACGTGGTTGGACTTGGCTATGGCTTTGAGGCTACAGATACCGCCCTTGACAGATTGCAGTCTGCTGAAACTGACGATAGATCACGTAAAGTAATGCGTGGCATTGAGCGCGCAAAGACTACGCTTGACGCTTGGCTAGAAAGTTTAAATCCATATGAAAACTTCCAGACAACATTAAGCAAAATCGCTACAGACTACGAAGTTTTTGGAAATGCCTATATTGAAATCGGAAGAACTGTAGACGGAAGAATTGGATACCTTGGCCATATCCCAGCACTTACTGTCAGAGTGCGTCAAAAGAAAGACGGCTTTGTGCAGGTAGTTGCGAACCAAATTGTGTTCTTTAAGAACTTTGGCGATAAAACAACGCAATCACCAATTACTGGTGACAATAGGCCAAATGAAATTATCCATCTAAAAAAATACTCTCCACGATCAACGTATTATGGAGTGCCGGATTCTGTTGCCTGTGCTACTGCGATTGTTGGCGACGCATTGGCATCACAATACAATGTAAAGTTCTTTGATAACTCTGCTACCCCAAGATATATTTGTACTATTACTGGTGGCAGGCTCAGCAAGTCTGCTGAGGAAAAACTTTTTACATTCCTGCAAACAAGTTTGCGCGGGAATCCGCATCGAACGCTGCTAATCCCACTACCCCTTGACATTAATGGTAATCCAGTTACCTTTAAAATGGAAAAGGTAGATGCAGAATTGAAAGACGGCTCTTGGGAAACTTATAGAGAGCGTAACAAGCAGGACATTCTTACAGCACACGGAGTACCGATTACAAGAATCGGTGGAGCAAGTAATACAGGTGTCGCTGAAGGTTTGTCAGCAGACAGAATGTTTAGCGAGCAGGTTGTTGCTCCAACTCAAACAATCTTTGAACATGCAATCAATTTGGTAGTTGCAGAGGCAACTAATGTTGTCAAGTTTGCACTGAATCAGTTGACGCTAACAGACGAACTGGCGCAGTCTCAGATTGATGAGCGCTATGCACGTAATCAGGTTAAGACAATCAATGAAATTCGTGCAGGAATCGGCTTGCCCGCTCATCCAGATGGAGACAAATTCTTTGAGCCAAACGCACAGACTAATGCCGAGCAAAGCGCTCAGGCAAATAATATTCGTGCGCGTGATCAGGAACGGGTAGCAAACAATTCAGATTCATCCACAACAATTACAGGTCGTAATGCTAAAGGTTCTGGTGGCAAAGAATAGACATAAAAGTGTAAATGTTGTGATATAATAAAAACACTATGGATCAACTTGTTGTACGAATGCCATTTGCCAAGATTGATGTAGAGCAGCGCACGGTTTCAGGCTTTGCAACGCTTGACAATGTTGACACGCAAGGCGACAAAGTAACTGCCGAAGCGTCAATTAAAGCATTCTCAAATTTCCGTGGGAACATTCGCGAATTGCATGACAAAATTGCTGCTGGCCGTTTAGTTTCTTTTGCAGTTCAAAAGTTTTTCGACGCGGCAACAGGTAACTATTACGATGGAATATTCGTTAAGGCTTATATCTCAAAGGGTGCTCCCCTAACTTGGGAAAAGGTAGTAGACGGAACGCTTAACGGGTTTAGCATTGGTGGGGAAATTACTGACTTTGAGCACAAGGTAGACGAAGATGGTAATGTTGTCCGCGTAATCAAGGGCTACGTTCTTGATGAACTGTCACTTGTTGATAGTCCTGCTAATCCATTAGCGAATATTCTGGCAATTCAAAAGTCCGTCGATTATTTTGAAGGCGTTACACAAACAGTAGAAGGGAGTACTGAAATGACAAAGATTGAAAAATCAGAGGGAGGCTCTGTTGCTAGTGACGGTGCAGTTGCCGCTGATACAGTTGCCGTAGAAGAGGCAGCGGTTGAAGCGGTAGAGGTTGCCGAGGTAGAGGCAGAAGCCCCAGTTGTTGAGGCCGATCCAGTTGCAGAGGTAGAAGATGACCCAAAAGCAGAACTGGCCGACGAGACATCAAGCGAGAGCGTAGAGAGCGACGCCCCAGTTTCCGAGGCCGATGACAGCCAAGTTGCAGAACTTACCGCTGCCATCAGGGAAGTCAACACAATTCTTGCAGAAAGCAGAGTTGCCACTCAGGAAGCATTTGCACTAATTGTTGCAGAACTCAAGGATTTGCGAGCAACAACAACTACTACGACAACTGCCATTAACACAGTTGGCCAAGCACTTGAAGGTGAATTGGCAACTGTAAAGTCTAAGGTTGATGGAGTTGTCAAGCGCGTAGAGGCTGTAGAAGCCGATACCGCAATTCAAAAGTCTGGCGATCTTGGCGAGGTCGAACAGGAGCAAGATACAGTAATAAGAAAATCAAATATATGGAATGGCGTTTTCCTCGATTCAGCCAATCTATAAGCAATAAAACTCAAGAAAGGAGTTGAAACAATGTCAGATAGCGTAATTGAAAAGGCCACTACAGCCGGTGTAAACGTTGTCGGTGGCGTAGGTGGTGTTGTATCTCCTGCTGCTGGTAGCATGGGCACTTTTGCTGGTGGTGCTGCTCCCGGTGTTGCTGACCCAATTTCGGGTACTGCCGGTGGTGGTGTTCTTAGCCCTACACAGTCTCGCCAATTTATCGACTATATTTGGGATAATATGGTGTGGGCAAAGGAAGGCCGCAGGGTAACTATGACTGCAAACACTGCCGAATTGAACAAGATGGGCGTAGGCGAGCGTGTAATCAAGGCTGCCGCACAGGCTGATCCAACCTACACTAACGCAAACGTCAAGTTCACAAAGGTTGAACTAACTACACGCAAGGTTCGTCTAGACTGGGAAGTTTCTACGGAAGGTCTAGAGGATAACATCGAAGGTGCAGGTCTAGAGGATCACATTGCTCGTCAGATGACTGCACAGTTCGCGGCTGACCTAGAGGATTTGGCTATTAACGCCGATGCTTCTGGTGCAGGCTTCGTAACTATTCTAGGATATGATGGTTTCCTAGAGCAGTACAAGGCAGCCGTGACTGAGGTCACTTGGCTAAACACAGGACCCCCAACTGTGGAGACATTCCAAGACATGATCTTGTCTGTTCCACGTAAGTTCCGTGGTGTGAAGAGCAACATGCGATTCTCTGCTTCAAGCAAGGCATTCTCAAAGGCCATCAATGGTCTAGGTTCCGAGGGTGCTCTAACCTCCGAAACAGTAATCAATCGTGTTGTTGATGGACAGGCACCACAGGCTATGGGATCACCAGTGCGTTACAGCATCTTGGGTATTCCTATTTCCGAGGTTCCTTTGCTTGGCGATGGCGATGTAGAGGTTGTCGTTCTTACATTCCCACAGAATAACATCTGGGGATTCCAGCGCGATATCACCGTTCACCGTCAGTTCCAGCCAAAGAAGGATACTACGGAGTATACAGTCTACGCACGCTTCGGTGTAGCCATCGAAGAGCCAAAGGCTGCTGCTGTTGCTATCCCATCTACCTGATGATTAGCACTAACTAAGTTGGGGAGGGCTTCGGCCCTCCCCTTCTGGTTTCTATGGTATAATTGCCATATGGAAGTATTTGAGCCAGTTATTAAATATACTCTTAAAAAGAACGCCGAGTATATTGTCGAATTAGTAGATCAACAGAATTTGGTCGGTACTGGCCCTATTGAACTAACAAGTGATGCCAAGGGTGTATTGGCAATCGAACTACCGGAAGAGTGGACTCCTTATTATAAATGGCTGTCTGTGACAGTTAAAGAGGTAGGACCGCCAGCGGTAACGGTTCTAATTGATTCAGTAACATATTTACGTCCATACGCAACAGTAGAGCAAATTGCAGAGTATACACAAGGTAAAGTTGTTCCTCCACAATCAATTGAGTATGAGCGCTTCGCTCGACATATCATTGATGGTGTAGTTGGAATGAGTTTTCAGTTTGAAAGAAAGTCGGTCAAGGTTCTTGGCAATGACACAGACAGTTTAGTCTTTAATGATAGACTTGGCGGCGCTGTATTCAAAGTAACTGAAAATGGTTCAACAGTTCTGTATGATTCTACTGATCCTGCTTTTGACAATTTTTATGTAACTCCGGGCATGTCCATGTATTCTGCATTTTTAGTAGAAATGGGCGATGCCGGTAACTCAGTGACGGACAATAGGCTAGAGCACGTTCCGACATGGCCAACTAGGTATTCTACACCGCTGTTTAGATATGAACATGACTACGTAATAGATGGCGAATTTGGTTGGGCGGTAGTGCCGCAAGCAATACAGGACGCAGCATTGTTGCTAACACATGATATTGCATGTGGCAATAATAGATACGTAAACAAGTATCTCAATAAGTGGACTAATGGGCAGGTAACGCTATCCTATGATGAGCGCGTATTCATTGGTACGGGCAATCAACTAGTTGACAGTATGCTTGAGCCATTCAAAATGGAAGCAATAAGAGCAAGGGCGTTGTAATCATGCTACCCTTTAATTGTGTGGATTCGTTGCAGTACACACACACAATGAGAGTGTATTATTCTACAGAAACCCAAGATGAATACGGCACGATTATTAGAAGTTGGACGTTCGATAGAACAGAGCGCTGCTTCATTAAAACAGTTACTAACTATGCAATAGGCGAGTTTAATTCTTGGAATCAAAAACTCGTTGGCGTTTCTGAAGAAGATTTGTTGATAGATGATGATGGTCAATTGCACGCCCCATCAGAAGTTTTGATAACATTTGATGAACCTCCATATATTGAGCCCGCTGGACCAAGAAAGGGACTCCCGACAGCATTTGAATTACACGGATCAACCCCAGTGCTAGGAGCATTCGGAGAAGCGCTACATTTTGACATTAGTTTGTCTAGGTCGCAGAATCAGGCGGTACAACTGTGATTACATTAGATAAGCAACTAAAAAGATACTTTGGTGGGTTTTGGAATGGAGTCAAGGACGGAATTCAGGAAAATACTTTGGCTACCGCGTTACGCATGACTGTAGAATTTGGTGCATACGTTGATGCTATGGCTCGTATAGATCACGCCAGATTGCACCATGTTTATGAATGGGGTATGGTTGGTAAGGAAAGTGGTAGACTTTTCGAATTAAAAGTGATCCCTAAACCAAGTGGCGGCGCAATAATTACTTACCAATTCAACGAATCTGTTGTGCCAAACGATAACGGCGTCGTCTTTGCCAATAAGGCTACCGTTATGGAGTCTGGCGAGTCGGTAACTTTTGAAACCAACAAGCCGGTCCCAATTGCGGAAGATACGTTCAGGGTTGGAGAATTTACTTTTATCCCCGGTGGAGTTGATACTAACGGAGCATTCTTGGATACATTTGTTAGTTATTTTTCAACTAGAAGAATGCCAATTGGTCGCAATATAGTCATCAATGCTTCTGGAACAACTAGCGGCGCGGGGTATCGTGATGCACGAAGGATGTTTGAAACATGATAGTAAAAGACATTAATGCTTTTGTTTGGGCCAACCTGCAATTAGATACAGACTTTAGTTCTTTGTATGATCGATACAGGGCTAAGTATGGCGACTCATTCATTCCATTTTTCCCAGTCACAGACAGTTTGGCTGGCGATGCGTCGTGGGGCTCTGAATGCTACGTAATATATGATCCAATTTATGCTCCATCAACTAGACAGTCTCAATACAGAGAGCAAATTGTTTATCAGTTGGTTGGACCACTACCACAACTATTTGATTTTAGGGATAGGATTCTAGACCAATTCAAAATGTTTGAGCAAGTTAGTTTTAGTACCGGTGATCACAGAATTACAGGCGTTGAGGCTTGGCAGTCTGGCGGAACAAGGGTGAAAGATCAATTGCGTCAGTTGTACTATATTCCACTTATAGTAGAAGTTCATTTCATAAAATGTTAAAACCGATGATATAATAATCAGAGAGGAAACGCCGAAAATAACTTCTACCAAGAAAGGAGAGAACAAATGGCTTACACAGCAGGTGATTCAAAGAACATTATCGTTGGCGCAGCGGCAATTTTCGTTGGCGCAACTAATGCAGTAGTCCCAGAGCCAGTGGCCGATAAGGAGTATGTAGAAACGCTATCTACAGCCCCAGCAAGCACTGCATGGCGAAACGTAGGTTACACAAGCAATGGTCTAGAACTACAGTTCGCACCAGAGTTTGGTGAAGTGCAGGTCGATCAGGTTTTGGACGTTGCAAAGATGTTCAAGTCTGGTATGACTGTTACACTTAACACATCTATGGCCGAGGCAACTCTAGAGAACCTAGTCTTTGCCCTAGCACTTGACGACAAGTATCTTACTAAGGGTGCTGGCGCTGCTACGAAGGGTATTGTTGGTACAACTGAAACTGTACCCGGCACACCAGACGATGTATGGGGTGCTGACGCAACTGGCGTAGTTGATCTTTCAGCAGGTAAGATTGGTGAATGTGCAGTCGAGAAGAAGTTGATCGCAGTAGGTGCAGGCGGTGGCGATTGCGCTCCCGGCTTTGTGTCTGAGCGAATTTACGTTGCTCTAAGGGTACTCTCAATTGAGAGTGTTACTCTTTCGCAGAAGCGTGATGAGGCAACTACTTACGATGTGTCATTCCGTCTACTACCAAAGAATGGTTTGTATGGGCAGATCGCAGATCGTACAGTCGAACTAGCATAACTTAATAAGTAATACATTGAGCAGGCTCCCCTATTGGGGGGCCTGTTCTGCTATATGTGCTATAATACGTTTATACCTAAAAGGAGGGTAAATGGCAACCGAAGTAGTCGAAGTCCTAAAAGTCGAAGTTGACGGCAATACAATTGAGTGTAAGCCACTAAAGATTAAGTGGCTAAGAGAGTTCATGGCGGCGGTAACAAAGTTGGAAGATGTTGCCGATGATAACATCAAGTCACTTGACGTAATGGTTGAATGTTGCCTGATTGCATTCAAGCAGTATGCGCCAGATAAGTACACAGCAGACGATTTGGAAGAAAAACTAGATATGAACGATATCTATGCAATCATTGAGGGTGCCTCTGGTATCAAACTTGATCCAACCAAGATTGATTCAGACCCAAACTAACCGATGGTCAAGACTGGGACACTCTTGACCTTGCAGCATATGAGTCCGAAGTGTTTTTGTTGGGGATGTGGAAAAATTATGATGAGTTGGAGGCTAGCATGAGTCTGCCAGAATTGTTTTTGACTCTAGATGCTGCCAGACAACAGGAGCATCGTAATAGAGAGTTCCTTGCAGCATTGCATGATAGAGAACTAAACAGCCCAGAGACAAAGCCCGCACCTACTTATGAGGATATCAAGGCCCGCGTATTCAGTGGTGGAAAAGCAAAAGATTCTAATGATATCCTAGGTCTAGTTGGTCCTAGCGCTACCGAGGCCGGTATTGGGATTGGTAAGGGTATTAATTATGCTGCCCCAGACTCTAATAGTGATTGGTGGAGTAATCTGTGACGGCACAATTTAATGCTAATATCAATTTCTCTACTAATGCATCACAGGTCAGAGCAGAAATTGAACGGCTGTCTCACGCCACTTCATCGCTTAATAAGCAAGCACGTTTCGCGCGCGCTCTTGATACTAACAAAGCATCGGCTAGAGAACTAACAGGACAGATCAGTGCCCGTAAAGCAATTCTTAGGCTAGAAGGCGCTATTGCCGACGAAGCCGAGCGTCGCATGAAGTCAGTAGCAAAAGACTACCGCTTTGGCAGCGCTGCACAAAACCAGTACGTTCGTGGATTAATCCATCAAAATGAAGTAATGCGCATTCAGCATAAAATCATGGCTGACAACGCTACTGCAATGGTTAATCTTGGTAAGAATACTCAGTGGGCCGGTCGCCAGTTGGTTGTTGGTTTTACCGTTCCGCTAACTATTGCCGCTGGCGCAGCGATGAAGGCATTTAGCGATCTTGAGAAGCAGATGCTTAGATTTAGGCGTGTGTATGGCGACGTTGCAACCAGCGGAGAAGAACTTGAGCAGGTATCAAAGCAAGTCAAGGATTTAGCAATTGAATGGACTAAGTTTGGTGTTGCAGTAAGTGAAACAACTCAACTTGCTGCTGATGCCGCTGGTGCAGGTTTCAAGACAGATCAATTGCTTGCCCAAATCAATGCAGCAAACAAACTTGCGGTCCTTGGCGAACTCACTGCCGACAAAGCGAGAACCGCTACGATTGCTTTGCAGTCAACATTTGACATGACAAATGATGAACTTGCGCAAACGATCAACTACCTGAACCAATTGGAAAACTCAACCATGGTAACCATGGATGACATGGCTACAGCGATTCCAAAGGCTGCAACAATTGTCGAAGGTCTAGGCGGATCAATCAAAGACCTTGGCACATTCATGGCTGCACTTGAGGAAGGTGGAGTTAGCGCTGCCGAAGGTGCAAACGCTCTAAAGTCTGGCCTTGGTAGTTTGCTTAACCCATCTGCAAAAGCAGAAAAGCAACTAGCGGCAGTAGGTGTAAGCCTTGAAGAAATGTGGACTCGCTCAGAACAAAATGGTCGTGGAGTAATTAGCGTTGTCGAGGAACTTGGCGCAGCACTAGATACACTTGGACAAACACAAAAGCAAAGAGTAATTGAAGAACTATTTGGTAAGCACCAGTTCGCTAGAATGAATGCTTTGCTGTCTAACATCAATGAAGGCCGTCAGGCTATGCAAGCAAAAGATGTTGCTGGCACTTCACAACTTGAATCTGCTTTGATCGCTCAGCAGGAACTTGGAAAACTTGGGAGTTCAACTCTTACAAAGTTTCAAGCGTCTGTTGAAAGACTCAAGGCTAGCATCGCTCCGCTTGGTGAGCAAATCATGAAATTTGTTACACCATTGATTGAATTCGGAACTAGGCTATTTGAAAAGTTTAATGCGATGCCAGACACATTCAAGGCGGTAGCCCTTGGAGTTGTTGCTGCCGTTGGCATTATTGCCCCATTATTCCTAATGCTACTTGGTCAGGCACAGAACCTACTTGGTAACGGCATGAAACTTGTCAACTGGACTAGGGCTTGGGGCAAGAACCTTGAATGGGTTTCAATTGAAAACCTTACACTAGCAGATACGCTTGGTGGCGTAAACGCTCAATTGATTGCAGAGAATGCTTTGCTTGAGGCAAATTCATTGTTGTGGCAACAGCGTCAAGGTGCTGCTGCTGGCGGTGCAACTAGCAAGAGGCAGTCGTTGGGCGGTAGATTACGCAGATTCGCTACTGGCGGTAATGTTCCCGGTACAGGTAATTCTGACACAGTACCGGCATTGCTAACTCCCGGTGAGTTTGTTGTCAACAAAGACGCAGCAACCAAGTTTGGCAATATTCTGTCAGCGATCAACTCTGGCAACATCAAGGGTTTTGCCGATGGTGGCCAAGTTTGGGCGCGCGCACACATGGGGCCGTCTAGAAACATTTGGGATGCTGACTTGGATACAATGACTCCAAGTGCGCAGGCACAGGTTCGTAAGATTATTGGCAATTTGACTAGACTTGGCATTGACCCAGCAAATGGACTTCGCTTTATGTCTAACCTTACTAGACAACTACCAACATCAATGAATAATGCGCTTAACGGTTCTGGCGCTCCGACTAGCGATGTACTCAAGCAGTTTGATGCTAGGCGAACAACAAAGAACAATCAGCCAATGGCTCAGTCGCTATGGTCTGGCGGTATGCACAGAAACGATATTATTTCTGGGCAGTATGTTAAGGCAGGAAGAACATTTGATCGAATGATCAAACGTGAACTTCGTGGGTATAAAACCGATAAAATCACTGACCCTCAATTGTATAGGGCTACCGCAGCGGTCATTGATAAGATGGGTATGATGGGTGGCAAGAATGCTGAATTTGCTGCGTATCTAGCAAAGGCACATCACCAAGTTGGAAACGTTAGAATGCGTAACGCTGGGACTGTCGCATCAAGGGCTGCTCTGGCTGGTATGTCGCTTGATGATGTGGGGCTTGATGTCCGTGGCAAGGGATTTAAACTTTCTCCAATTAAGGGTGGACGTAGTTACCGCGATTTTGGTAAGTCTACTTTGTGGCAAAAACTATTTACTAAGTTTGCTACTGGCGGATTCGTTCCCGGCACTGGAAACAAAGATACCGTTCCTGCAATGCTCACTCCGGGCGAAGCGGTAATAAACAAGGACGCCGCATCGAAGTTTGGTCCAATTCTAGATGCTATGAACAATGGCTCTTTGAAACTACTTGGCAGCGGATATACCAAGGGTATTATTCGCGGTGGTGGAACGCCACTTGGGCAGACTACCCGCTCAAGTTTTATGGAGCCATTCCGCAGAGAAATTGAGAGCATTGTTCAGGCAATGACTCAGGCAATGTCATTGACAGCAGACAAGGCCGAGCAACTTCGTAATACTTTGCAAAGAGACTATGGAGCGATCCCAGATGCATCACACGTTGTTAGGGAAGTTGACGAAACTGGTGCCAAGATTTGGCGAAACGAGAATCTTGTTGCTACGACAAAGATGGAGAACAATGCATTTGAAGGACTTAGAAAGAGCCAGCAGAATCTAAATCTACTGGCAAAGTCTGCACAGCGCCTTGGTCTAGATATGACTGAAGTATCTAATGTTTTGGATCGTGTAGCGGAAGGCGAGCATCTTGTTGATAAGCAGTCACGCAAACTTCTACAGGCTATGATTGTAGAACAGCATCAGTACGAAGCATCAAATCCTGGCCTTACAAATAGGCAAAAACTTACTGGTGATTCATTGACTGGAATCAAAGGTGCGGCGTTCGCTGGTGGAATGAGCGTAGTGCCAATTAACTATGCTACCGGAATGCCTCTGACATCACAGGAACTAAAAAATCTACAAGCCTCTCCAAATAAGTCTAGCGGTAGAGTCGCCAGCGTTGATCAGGGCTATTCGCGTGGAGTCAAGTCTGGTGCTATTGGCAAATTCGATCCAATGACATTGATGCTTGGACTATCAATGTTTGGCGGTGAGTTGACTGGCGTTACTTCAAAACTTGGATCATTTGGCAATATGTTGATGATGGCAATGCCAGCACTATTTGCTATGCAGGCTATGGGCATTTCTCCAAGGCTTGGGCTTAGCGGAATACTTGGTAAGGGGGGGTCAGTTAAAAACAAACTTGGTGGAAGTGCAATTGGTACTAGGTTTAGCAAGTGGGGTGTTGGTGCTGGCGCTGGATGGGGTATCGGTGGAGCGCTTGTTGGTGGACTTGCTGGTAATTTGATTGATGACGGCAAGGGTGGTGCGCGTGATGCTATTGGCAGTGCCACTACTTGGGGCGCTACTGGCGCTGGTCTAGGTATGATGTTTGGTCCATGGGGTGCTGCAATCGGTGGTGCCGTTGGTGCTCTTACAGGATTTACATTAGCAGTTAGAGCACAAACCAAAGAGCAGCAGAGACTAACAGAGTCTATGATGAATGTGTCAGGTCGCTGGAACTCTATCGTTAAGTCACTTGAAAAACAGTTCAGCATTGGCAGTGGCAAGGGTATGGCAGAGTTTTTGGCCGGTACCGCTAGTTTGATGGAAAGCCAAAAAGAACTATACACAGTAATGAAAGAGCAAATGGTAAATGACGCTGCTTGGAAAACTACAATTGCTGACATTACAAAGGCCAACACGCAAGGAACACTAACTGCTGGTCAGATTGCCTCAGAAATAGCGACTGCTACTTGGGAATTGCGTGGTCGTGGTGTTGATGATGAAAGCATTAAGACTATCATTCAGGCTTTTGTAGACTCGTTGCCAGCAAATGCTCGCCAAGGATTTACTGCATCTCAGATTACCGTTCAAAGCACTGAGCAGTTGTTGCAGCAATTGAGTAGTGGTGTTGACAATTTGGTAAAGGTAACACGCGACAATGCTAACGGTGTAAGGTATTATGCAATGGGGTCTACCGCTCCAACCTCATCAGCAATGTATAACGCTCAGGAAACTGGTAGACTTGCTGCTGAAATGACTAGTGCAATTATGAGTCTTAGTGATGCGCTTGTTGCCTCAGAAGTTGGGTCTACTGAGTGGATCAAGTTGACTGCTGAGTTGAGCGATGCACTGAATGTATCAAATGAACTAAACAGCAAGATTGTAACCCAAATGGATCGTGCTAATGTTGCTAGGTCCGCTGGCGCAAGAGTATCGAATTTGATTGCAACTGGCCAAGGCAAGGGCTTGACAAATGATTACTGGCAAAAGACAGTTGAAGAGTTTGCAGGTAATTCAGTTCAACTTGGCGTTGCTGCTGAGCAGTTGATCCTTGCTGGATACAACATTCAAAACTGGTCACCAGCACAAATGCTTAAAGGTGGTCAACTCGCCGTGCAGCGCGCAGCACTTGAGCAAGCGTCTAAAGAGGCTCAGGCAGGGCAGGCGCAGGCAGCAAAAGACTTAAGCGCCCTTAGTAATGCTGCTGCTACGCGGGATCAGGCAATGCGTGACCGTGCAACTGAAATTGCTTACAGTGATCGCGACGTTAGACTATCCAAGGTTGAGACTGGCCTTGAAGTAACTAGAATCAACATTGAAGAGAGCACACTTGCACAATTTGTTGGAAGGTTCAACAGAGCGTTTGGAACAAGTATTGATTCTTTTGCAGATGCACAATATCAGATCAACAAGATTGGTGCTGCCATTCAGGCGATTCAGTTGAATACAATCGCTCCAATTCAAGAGCGCGCAGACGATCTGCGTCGCAGAAATGAACTAGATAGCAGGAAAATTGACTCACTGCAAAAGAAGGCTGACGCTTGGGAGGAAGCGCGCCAGAAGAGGATTGACGCTCTTAATAAGTCCTATGACGATCAGGCTAAGGCGCTTGAGCGCGTTCGCCAGCAAAACGAGTACATTGCTCAGCAACAGCAGGCTAATATTAGTTTGGCTGATGCACTAAGCAAAGGTGATCTTGCTGCCGCTGCTGGGGCTATGGTTCAGTCTGCACAGAATACGAACAAGTATGCCGCAACTTTGTCTGAAACGCAGTTGGCAAACGCCCGTGACGCTGCCATTGGTGCGGAAGAAAGTAAGAAAAATCCATACGAAGGCAAGATTGAAAAAATCCAAAAGGCAATCGAAATGCGTACAAATGCAATTTTGAGGCTTGAGGATCGCATTTATGCCATTAACGAAAAGCAGATTGAGCCGCTACAGCGTCGCAGCGATTTGATGAATCAAATGTTGGCAACTACGCAAATGCAGATGGAATATCAGAAAGCAAATGCGAATGGCATAGATCAAGAAAATCTAGGTCGTGAACGTGCATTACTCAATGCTCAAATGGCTAACGATGAGGCAAAGAATGCTTTGACTGTTCGCCAGCAAATCAATGCAACTTACCGCGCTGCCGTTAAGGACATTAAGCAGCGTTATGGCGTTGAAACTAGCCATTATCAAGATTTGCACGCAGCAATCAAAAAGGCTGACGCCCAGCACGCAAAGAGCCTTGAATTGTCTGCAACTGCGATTGGCAAGAATGAGCAGGCTATGCAAGCAGTGATTGCTGGTGGTATGGAGTTCTTAGACTACTTCTCAACTAATCAAGTGGCTAACGGCTCTACAGCACAGATCATTCGTGATGCAATGGAGTATGTAAGAACTGGCAAAGTTCCAGAGCCACGATCAACTGGTAGAAACGCGCCATCTAATAGCGGAGACTATGAAGGGCAGAGCAGAAACGGGTACGTTTGGAGGGACGGTAGATGGATTAAGCAGGACTACCTCGCTGTAGGTGGAGAGGTAGACGGCTATGGAGGTCAGGACTCCGTTCCAGCAATGCTTACACCCGGAGAGTTCGTTATCCGTAGGTCGGTTGCTAAGAAGATTGGTCGTAAAACGCTAGAACGAATTAACATGGGTGACCCCAATGCCAGCCCAAATATTGACCTTGGTGGCGCAACAAAGTTTGCGCGCGGCGGAATGGTTCCAAACTTCCTTGGCACATTTGGCCAGTCTGTACTAAATAGATTGGCTAATGACCTGAACATTCCAGTTGACAATAGTCCGCAGTTGCCGCCATCTAATATTGGGCAGGGTCGCACAATATTAGCAGACGCAATGGAGGCTTTGCTTGGTAGCACGGTGATGCCAAATGGTAAGCCTGTATATCGTGCATGTGCTGCTAACGTAGGCTATCTGTGGCGTAGATACATAGGTACTCCAATTGCTGCCGGTGCTCAAACAGCGCACATTGCTGGCAATATTATTGCTGATAAGGGGCTCATGAGAAGCGGGTACGGCCCTAGAGGCTCTGTTGCATACTGGAATAATTCAATTGGTGGAGGCGCTGGCCACGTAGCAATCAATGACGGCTACGGCAACACATTAAACAACTGGGGTAGAACAACGATTGATCGTACTCCATTGAGCAAGCAAACAAAGGGGTATCGTGGTTGGTCTTACTCATTCAACAGCGGTGGGCTAGTACCGGGATATGGAAACTTTGACAAAGTTCCAGCGATGCTTACTCCCGGCGAAATGGTAATTAATAGGTCTGCTGTTAAGTCTATTGGAGCAGCGCCGCTAAAAGTTTTAAATGAGCGCGGAGTTCATGGATTTGCTCAAGTAAAGAGGGCAGCCAATGGAGGCTCTGATATAATGATGCATAACTACAACGTTACCTTTGAAATAAGCGGAGTGTCAGACCCAAATGAAGTTGCAGATATTGTAGCCCGCAAGTTTGAAAGAGTAGCGCGAGGCAAGATTAGGAGCGCTTAAATTGGCCGACATCGACCAAATCAATTATTTTCGTGAACGCTGGGAATTTGTTAGTGGCAATTCTGGGCGACCAAACCTAGTGACATTCTCTAATAATATGGGGAGGTACTTTTACGAAAATAAGAATGATCCATCAGCAGACAAACTCTGGCTGCCAGAGGGCACAGAAAATGACGATTTTATTTTGCTATCAG